ATTGGGCCTTCTGCCACAAGTGGAGTAGACGACAGAACCAGAACAGTCAGTACGGTAGCAGTCTCGAAGCGACCAGTACGTTGTTATTTTGGTTAGCGATGTTTAGACCAGCACCAGATAGACGGACCAGATTACCAACATAGAAACCATCAGTGATCCATGAACCAGCCGAACGAGTGATCGTAAACAGCGAGCCAGAAGCAGCGATAGTAACTGAAAGACCTGTAGGAGCTACACCAGCAGTGAAGTCACGAGCCAGAACAGAAGCCATGAAAGGAGCATACGAAGCTGGGGATAGTTCACCATTAAGTGTACCATCAACCGCACGTTCACCATGTCGCATGTCAGCAGTTTGGAAGTCAGTACGAATTTCGTTAGATTCGAAAGTCGATTTTGTTAGGTTAATGTTTGCAGTAACTCTTCGTAGAATAGTCGCTCCAGCAGCAGAAGCTAGAACGCCCCACTGACCTGCTGTTTCTTTCTTGTACGCTACTACCTTGCGAACGCCCTTAGAAATTGCCATATTAGTTCTCCATGTTTAATTACGTAATTATTGCCTTAACTACTGTAAACTTCAGCAGTCAAAGGTATTACCACTGGCACAACCAGACGATCTGATGTGACAATAGTTCCTTTTATCTTGGGTGTATGCAACACGTGAATTCTTGTTGTTCCTTCAAGAAATGTTGTTCCCCGTTTAAAAAGATTCTTGATATTCTCTGCAGTGCTCAAGGCTGAACCCGTGCCTGAACCTGTAAATCCTCTAACGAATACCTGCATCTCTACATTTTCAAAGTGGAAGTATGTACCTACTGTAACGTCAGAAGGATCGTGAATAATGTATTGAACAGCTAGCGACAACACATCAGGTGTAGCCATGAAGTTCACACCTTCATATGAGATTGGTGTAGTAGGATAAGCAGCAGCGAGATACCGTTCTGTGCATCGTTTAATATCACTGATTTCCATCTTATACCTTTAATAAATCTTGCATGCTAACTGAATAGATCTGCATTACTTTGTCCATCGTAGGAGCCATAATACCTAATCCTGAAGTCTGCAGGGAGTGGTTGTTTTCTAGAGCCTTAATATAGTAAGCATTGTTACCGATGTATACGTCTTGTCCTAATCTGTAATCCAGAAGATCAGACTTGATAAGAGCAGCAGCTTGATCACCAGACTGATAAGAGTAAAGCTCTTGATTCCTAAAAGCACCTGTAGAGCTAACTTGCCATGAACCTCTTGCGTAACCTTCGATAGGTTGTAAGCCTGAAGTTTTCTGACGTTGCTCATAAGAACTCCTGTAGTAATTAGCATCACCTAAAGGAGTGTTATTGATAGCTTCGTTTGAAATTAGATACGAGAACTTTCTTACTGCAGCTTCTAGTTGAAGTCTCAACTTTGCTTTATATTCCGCAAGACTGGCTAGTAATGCACTCGTTTCTAATTGGATCATCCCTTGACTCCTACAAGCCGATACAGAATAATTGCCCCATTAGCGAAGTGCTCTTGGTAAGAATCAATATTGTACGCATAGCCATTGTAGTAAATAGCTTCACCATTTTTAGGCTTAAATGCTAGGTTATTAGCCGCTAGATAGAACATTACGACTTCCTTGCCGATTAGGTTTGGATAGATGTATTGACTAGCCTTGATTTGTCTAGGATACAAAGTAATATTGTAAGTCTGGTCAACATCGTTTGTCATACCAGTCTCTACATTATATGTCTGCGTAGACTTCTTATAAGTGCAGGCAACACCATGAGTACTGATGAATCGGATCGTATTACTTAGGAAGGTTTGCATGTAAGCTCCTTAGTACTTGAATGGATTACCAATATCAGGATAAGGTAGTCTGTCAATCTTCGGCATTGCTACGATGTTATTATCCAGAGTTGCATCATTTGCTAGCATATCAGTCTTGCTAACACCACCAACATAGCCTTGAACAAGATTGTATACGGGGTTAAGTGAAGGATCCTTGATGTACAGAATGAGGGCTTCTCTATAAGCCGCAGCAGCTTTTGAGCCTTTAATACTGAAGATGTCTACAGATGAATCTGTCGAGTTGATACTAAGCCTAAACAAAATAGCTCTAGCTGCATCAAGGGAACTTCTAGGAATAGAATTTGAGTTCTTGTCTAGGAAGTATTGGTAAGTAGAATCATCTAGGATAGGAAACGAAGTGTCAGTATCAGAGACTTCCATTCTGACTTGTTGAATTAATGTAAAAGTCATTATTATCTCCTTGTTTCTTTTATAAATACTCTTGAAGAATACTTATAAAAGAAAAGCCCCCGAAGGGGCTATCTTGGAAATATCCACGTTTTTAATTGCTCGAAAATGCCCTGCAAATGGCCTGTGGGCGACGGATCAGGTTGATGAAGTTAGATTCGGATTGAACCTCGATCATTTCATCCTTAGGATCGCGGAAGGTCCACACGTAGGCTTCTTCACCCAGAGTGTTAGCAAGACTCAGCTTGTTAGCAGGACCGAAGTACGTTTGGAACACGTCCGAAGTATTCGTAGGCAGGAAGTAAGCATCGCCAGCAGGAATCAGACGAGTACCGTTGTACGAACCACGATATTCAATGTATTCAATGCCACCGTGCATGAAGCGACGGAACAGGCCAGAACCCAGACGTTGACGCAGAGGCTCTTGGGTACTTTGGTAGTACTTGTAAGCGTCAGCAATCGAAGCATGAGCAATAAGCTTGCTGAAGAATTCAGGGCTGCAAAGAGCAATGATCCCACCAGCGATTTCACCACTCAGCAAGTTATCTTGGATGCTTGCGATAATGGTTTCACCCTTTTGTACGATGTTTGTAGTAGTCGTACCGAATGTGAAGTCAACTTCCAGACGGGTAATACCGAACTCAGTGTAGAAGTTCTGTGATACAGTACCGTTAGGAGCGTATTGAGTACCCATAGTAATCGCTTGAGCACGAGCAACTTCTAGCGTAGCAGCGTGAGACATACGAATACGCTCCAGCTTACGAGCGATAGCAGCAGCTTCAGTCTCAGCTTCATTAGGCATACCGTAAGCACGTTTACCTTGCAGGTCTTGTGCAGTTAGGGTATCATCCAGAGGGTGGTGAGTCAGCAGGAATGCCTTCGCAGAGCGAGTGTAATCCGTACCAACGTTGTTACGAGCACCACGCGGTTGATCTGCTACAATACCCAGAGTTTGGTTACGTAGTTCAACAGTGATGTTGTTTGCAGCTACAGACGATGTGCTGAATAGACCCAGTTCATTGATCAGACCCCAACGGTTAGGAATCAGAAGCAATTCCTGCGTGTAGTCTGTCATCTGATAGGCATTTGTAAAGGAACGAGTTAGTGCCATTTGTTAGTTATCCTTATAGTTATTTACAGATTCAGCCAGAATTAGATTTGGTTGATCAGGAGCATCAGCTTGGCTTCAAGAGCAGCGTATGCAGCTGCCTTTTGTGGAGCAGTACTGAATGAGGCATCTAGCAGCAGGGCTTGTTTTGCCAGCATTGCAGGGCCGCGAGTCATGGCTAGAACAGTGGTATCAGTGTTAGCCGGAACTGTGTAGTCATCCAGAACAACAGCAGCAGGAGTCTGTGAACCATCAGCAGCAGCTTGGAGAGAAATCTTATACTTGCTTGTAGCAGTAACTAGACCGAGAACCGTGCCGACAGCGTAGGTCTTGGCAGTAGTTTCGTTAGCGATAACCGCATCACGAGTATATCCGTTAGCAGGCCATAGTTCTTGCTTAACAAGATTACCGTATCGAGTTGTATCAGAGGCGATTGTAGCCATAATTATTTCCTTTAATTACTTAGATTTGTTTTTGACGTTCTTTAATAACCTTGGCTACTAGAGACTCTGCGGGAGCAGGTTCAGTATCACCTACGGTAGCACCCTTTTCTACGAACAGATCAGATGCAGCACCCTTTTCAACCAGAGCCGTTAGGGCACCAGTGAAAGCGTCAAAATCTTCACCATCCAGCAGAAGAGCACCCTTCAGAATAGCTTGAGTAAACTCAGAACTCTTCAGAATTTCTTCGACCTTAGAAGTCTTGCTCTTTTGAACAGCTTCTTTACGTTCAGCTTCGAATGCAGCGACAGTAGCAAGTGCCTTCTGGAGTTCTACAGTTTGGTCAGCAAGTGCCTTCTGTACAACTTCTAGATCAGCAGCCTTGGTGTCAACTACAACTTCTGTATTTGCTTTTGGCATTTGTTTTCCTTTAGTTACTTTTTTAAGTAGTTTCTCAGCACTAATAACCGACTTTTCAATCGAAGCTTGATCTTGACGCAGGGCCAATTGATCATCTTGAGAAAGCTTAGTCAGAGCCAGTGCAATATTGTCAGAGTCTTTGAGAGACTTCATAATAGTGAAAGAAGCTAGCTTGGCTTGAATATAAGCTTCATACCAATCATCTTCATCGCTATCATCCGTACTGCCAGTATCTTCCATATCAGGGTCATAACCCATCATACGTGCTAGTACTTCAGCATCTGATCCCCAAAAACCGA